GAAAGCGAAGTGCAAGTATCCATCAACAAGCACTTTGAATACTCACGCTTGATTGAGGATATTACGGATGTACAAGCCTTGTCTTCTTTGCGTCAGTTCTACACTGAAGATGCTGGTTATGCACTGGCTAAGCAAGTTGACACCGACCTGCACTCTCTGGCTACTGGCTTGGGTGCTTCTGGTACAACGTCTACGACCTACCTAAACAACGGTGGTACTTTTTTCGTAGATGCTTCTAACGGCCTGTCTACCTACACGGCTGACACCGTAGTTTCTGCTGACGTATTTACTGATGCAGCATTCCGTGGTATCATTCAAAAGCTAGACGATGCTGACGTTCCTATGGACGGACGTAGCTTCATTATCCCACCTGTTGTCCGCAACACCATTATGGGTATTGACCGCTATGTTAGCTCTGACTTCGTAAACAACGGTCAAGTTACAAACGGCCAGATTGGTCAACTGTACGGTATTGATGTTTTCGTTAGCACGAACTGTCCTACTGTTGAAACCTCTAGCGATAACTCATCTAGCACAGTAGACTCTTTGGGCTGCTTGTTGATGCATAGTGATGCTATCGTCATGGCAGAGCAAATGGGTGTACGTTCACAGACTCAGTACAAGCAAGAGTTCCTCTCTAACTTGTTTACTTCAGACACTTTGTACGGAGTAGCTGTACTTCGCCCAGCGTCTGGTCTGACTCTGGTAGTTCCTGCTAGCTAATAGTAGGTTAAGCATGGGGCTGCTTAGGTAGCCCCTAGCTTTCTTTTTAAGGTGAGTATATGTGGCAATCTTTGATTGGGCCTATAGCTGGGTTAGCAGGTACTTTCCTTAAAAACAAAGCTGCTGAAAAGCAAGCTGTACATGACTCCAAGATGCGACGTATTGATGCGGACGCTGATTGGGAAACTCAACAAGCCGCTGCCTCTCAGTCTTCTTGGAAGGATGAGTGGTTTGCTATTATCTTAAGTTTGCCATTGATAGGTGCATTTATACCGTCAATGGTTCCATACGTTGAGCAGGGGTTTACTGTATTGTCCACAATGCCAGATTACTACAAAGCATTCCTTGGTGGTGCAATAGCTGCCAGCTTTGGTATTAAAACCTTGTCTAGCTGGGGTGGCAAATAGTGGCTGAAGTAGGGTTTGCACCAGATACAGATTTATTTGAAGGCGGTTTTGACATTCCTACTCAGGAAGAAATCTTAGCACGCTTAAATTCCCCTGACTTTTCTATTGACTTTACGTTACCTACTGACCAGTACACTGAAGCAGCAGGAGGTTTTTCTCCGTCTAATGCAGTAATTAGCGTAGACCAAGATTTCCTTGCAGCATGGCAAGCCTCTAATCAAGTTACTGACGGGAATAACAATACTCCTTTAACCAATGAACAGCTACAGCAGATTAAAACTTTTTCTGCTTTACAGCCTAAGTACGTCCCTTTAGAAACAGGAGACGGTGGAGAAAGCCGCAGACAGCAGAGACTAGCCCAAGCACAGAAAACTCCCGGCGCTATTTACTCTAACTTTGAAGCATACGCTCTTGCAATGCAAGACCACAATAATGCAGTTACACAGTACATTGAGCAGGAAGGCATACCCACTACAACACAAGTAGGCGGTAAAACTTTATACTTAAATTTAGGCACTACTCCTGCTTACTACCAAGAACAGGAAGATGGCGGTAAGTTAAAGAACATACTGCACTCTACTCAACGCAGCGGCAATACGTACTACACTCAAACAGGAGAGGTAGGAACCTACGGCACGTTTGCTAGAGATGCTGTAGGGCCAGAAAAAACTTCTCCACTGGAAGACGCTGCACCGTTTATAGCAGCAGCTTTAGTAGCTACTGGCGCAGTTGTTGCTGTAAAAGCAGCCGCTGCTGCATCAGGGACAACAACAGGTTTTGTAACAGTTTCACCGTCTGCCGCAGTAGCTCAGACAGGCGGTTCTTCCGTAGTAAGCACTTTAACAAGTGCGTTAAAAGCAGGGTCAGAGGCAGCAAGTACAGTTCTTAGTAACTTTGTTGCTTCCGTTACAGGAGCAAGTGCAACTTCAGCAGGAGTTCCTATAGTACAAATACCTACTTTGGGTCAAATAGCTAAAGCAGGTACAGTAGCCGCTGGTGTAGGAGCAGTTGTAGAAGGTTTATCTACAGCTAGCGGTTTGCCGGGAGGAGGAATTACATACAACGGCCCCGGCGCTGGCCCTGATGGTGGTTTTAACCCTAATGCAATATACAGCCTTACTGCAAACGCAGACGCTGAAAAACCAGAAGAAACTACTGAAGAAGACAATACAACCGTAGCTGCTGCTGTAGCTATTGCTGTAGATGGTTTAACTAAACCTGAAGATAATGAAACTGTTGTGGCTGCTAACGCTACGGTTACCGCAGCAGAAACAACAGCACAAGCTGCATCAAACAACGTAGCAGCTATCATAGAAGAAACAGATGCTTCCGTAGCTAGCGCAGATTCTTATGCTAGTTATGTAGCTAGACGGTACGGAACACGTAGTTTTGCTTATAGAAATGCTAAGAAAAGAGCAGACGCTGCTAAACTAGACGCGCAGAATAAAGTAAATCAAGCACGAACCGCTGCTAGTGTAGCACAAGCTGAGTTGGAAGACGCTAAAAAGGCACAAGCAGGTGCTTATAAAGACGCTCAAGACGCTTACAGAGTAGAACAAGTCAACGCTACTAGAGCCGCTGAAGCAACAGTACGACAAAAAATAGCAGAAGACAAAGAGCAACGACGCATAGAACGAACCACCGACACAGACGGTGACGGTATATACGATGTTGTAGACTTGTTTCCTAATGACGCTAATGAGTGGCAAGACACTGATGGCGACGGTATGGGTGACAATGCTCAGAAAGAACTTGTTGACTCTTTATCTGCTGAAGCCGCTGAGACTGCTGCTGCAAATGCAGCCGCTACAGATTCTAGTGTTAATAAGGCTATTGAAGGAGCTACTTCAGAATTAACTGATGAAGCTAAAGCAATTGCAGAAGCTAAAGCTAGAGCAGATAAAATAATAGAAGACGAAGCCTCCGCAGCAGCCGCTGAAAAAGAAGCACCAGCCTATACAGAAGTAGAAGCTACTCCATCAGAAACTGTAACACCTCCTGAAGCTGATCCTCCAGAAGTAACATCTGAAGTTAATATAGAGTATAAAGATCCTTTTGAACCTGAAGTACCGCCTCCAGAAATTCCAGAGCCACCTGTAGAAACAGAAGTAACAGAAACTACAGAAGAAGAAAGCAGTGCTGGCGGTAGTGGCGGTGGAGGTGCTGGTGCAGGGGGAAGCGAAGGCGCTGGCGAATTAGGAGAAGAAACAGGTTCTACAGATATTATAGCTGCTCAATTAAAAGAAGCTATTAATTTAGAAACAGATCCTAATCTTAAAGCTGCTTTACAAGGAGAGTTAGATAAATGGATTTCAGGCGGCCCCGCAGTATATGAAACTCTACCTCAAGGGCCACCTGCTCCAGACGTATTTGATTCAGATTTTAATATTCTTGATGCTATTTCTTGGGTTGCTAACTTAACAGATTATTTTAAGCAATACCCCACATCAGCCACTCCTGTTGAACCTGAAACAGGAACAGAAGATCCGACTATTGCTACAGCAGGTACTGGAGCAGCGACAGGTACGGGCACAGGCACAGGAGAAACAGTACAGCCCGGAACTGGTGACGATGGCACAGGTACAGGCGCTTCTGGTACTCCCGGTGCTGGCGCTGGTGAGATAGGTGACCCTAGTGATGTAGGCGAAGGCACAGGCACAAGAGAAGGCACAGGAAGCGGCACAGGCGGTGGCGATGGGAGTGGAGATGGTACAGGCACAGGATCAGGCGTAGGCGCTGGAGCAGGATTAGCGATAGGCTTAGCAGCAGGTATGTTAAGACCACAGGGAGTTACTAAAACTTTATTTGAAGACTATATGTTTACTCCTACATATCAAGCACCGCAAGCAGTACAAAGAGCAACTATGTACGAAACACCAGAGTTTGCACCCAGTTTATTTAGGAACATAATAGGATGAGTACACAATACTTAACATTAGTGAACAGCGTACTTAGACGCTTACGTGAAGATGAAGTGTCGGCAGTAGCTAACACAGCGTACTCTAAGATGGTAGGTGACTTTGTAAATGACGCAAAGACACAGGTAGAGAATGCACACGATTGGTCTGCACTCAGGACTACAGTAGTTGTTTCAGCATCAGCAGGAACTTCAGAATATAGCTTGACAAATGCAGGAGAACGTGTTAAAATATATAGTGTTATTAACGACACATCTAATTTCTTTATTACTTACCAAACACCTACTTGGGTAAACAATGCAGTATATAACGCTGGATCTACTAGCGGCGCACCCGCTTACTTTACTTACTCAGGAGTAGACGGTTCAGGAGATACACAAGTTACTGTGTACCCAACTCCAGACGCTTCTTACTCTTTACGCTTTGATTTGATAGCTAGAGAAGGCGTACTGAGTAACGACACAGACACAACTGCAATACCATCTAATCCTATTGTACATGCGGCTGTAGCTTTGTTGGCGAGAGAAAGAGGAGAAACTGGAGGTACAACTGCACAAGATTACTTCCTTATTGCAGATCGTCATTTATCAGACGAGATTGCATTAGACGCATATAAGAACCCTGAAGAATTTATTTTTAGACCCGCATAATGGCACAACAAAGACAAAGCATATATGTAGGAGCGCCGGGGTTTCGTGGGTTAAACACTCAGGATTCTCCTGTCAACCAAGACTCATCCTTTGCATCTATTGCAGAAAATGCTGTCATTGATAAGTTTGGTAGGATAGGTGCCAGACAGGGAATAAAAAAACTTACTAGCTCTACTACCCCTCTAGGGTCTAGTGCTGGCATAGAAAGCGTGTTTGAGTTTACTAAAAGAGATGGTACTAAAATAGTATTCTCAACAGGCAACAACAAAATTTTTACTGGCACTACGTCATTGACTGATGTAACAAACAGCATGACGATAACTGCCAACAACTGGAAAATAGTTTCGTTTAATGGGGACGCATACTTTTTTCAGAGAGGACATGACGCACTAGAGTACACTACAAGCGCAGGGACTATAGGGGTATTATCCTCTGATGCTCCTGATGCTAATGAAGGATGTGCTGCGTTTGGTAGGCTTTGGGCTGGGGATGTCACAGGCAACAAGTACACTTTGTTTTTTTCCGACACTCTTGATGGTGACGATTGGACAGGGGGTACGTCAGGATCTTTAGACTTAACCACAGTCTGGCCTACAGGGTTTGATGAAATTGTAGCTATTAGAGAGTTTAACAACTTTTTAGTTATTTTTGGCAAGCAAAGTATACTACTGTACTCAGGCGCTTCTGCTCCTGCAAGTATGGTATTGTCTGATGTTATAACAGGCATTGGATGTATAGCTAGAGACAGTGTACAGGACACAGGAACTGATTTAATTTTCCTGTCCGACTCTGGTGTGCGTAGCTTAGGAAGAACTATACAGGAGAAATCAAACCCAATTGGGAATGTTTCTAAAAATGTGCGTGACGATATTATACGCAACACAGGGTCAGAAACAGGTAATATAAAATCTATATATAGTCCAGAGAATGCTTTTTATCTTTTGTTCTTTCCTTCTAATTCTCTTGTTTTTTGTTTCGATATGCGGGGAACTTTAGAAGACGGTAGTAATAGAGTTACTACTTGGCCCTCTACTAAAATACTTTGTGGAAGTATAGGGTCAGACGGTACAGTATTTTTAGGTACAGAAAAAGGTATCAACGAATACTCAGAATTTTTAGACGATACCAGCCCCTACACAATGAAGTATTACACACAGCCTCTGGCTTTTGGTGATCCTTCAAGACTTAAAATACTTAAAGAACTGTCTTTTAAGGTTATTGGCGGTCAAGGTAGTAGTCTTGTTCTTAACTGGGGCTACGACTACACAGAGGCGTACACTAAACAAGCGTTAACAATATCAAACTCTAATATAGCAGAGTACGGGGTTGCTGAGTACAACACAAGTGAAGCAGAGTACAGTGCCTCTATTATTGTAGAGGACGCTAAAGTAAAATCTACAGGATCAGGGGCAGTTGCTACTATTGGGGTAGACGCAATAATTAATGGAAGGTCTTTGTCAATACAGGAACTAAAGACTGAAGCACTCATAGGTAAATTAGTATGACAAATTACTCAAAGACAACCAACTTTACAGCTAAAGACTCTTTAGTATCTGGTGATGCTAATAAGATTGTCAAAGGCTCTGAGATTGATGCAGAGTTTGACAATATTGCAACTGCGTCCGCAACTAAGGCAAACACAGCTAGCCCTACTTTTACAGGCGTAGTCTCTTTTCCTGATGGCACTGCTGGTGATCCTTCCATAACAAACACAGGTGACACTAACACTGGTCTTTTCTTTAGCGCAGCGGACACTTTAGCATTTAGTTCCGCAGGTACTGCACAGTTTACAATGGCTGATGGAGCTATTGCGCCTGTAACGGACAATGACGTAGACCTTGGTACTAGCTCCTTAGAGTTTAAGGACGGTTACTTTGACGGTACACTATACACTGACGCTATTAACTTAGACGGTACAGCTATAACCTCTACAGCCGCAGAAATTAACATTTTGGACGGAGTGACCGCTACTGCTGCTGAGTTAAATATCCTAGATGGCGTAACGTCAACCGCAGCAGAACTCAATATTTTAGACGGTGTGACTAGCACTGCCGCAGAGTTAAACATACTAGACGGTGTAACAGCTACTACTGCTGAATTGAACTACAGCGACACTGGATCTGCCGTAGGAACAGTAGTAGCTAGTAAAGTTGTAACAGTAGATGCAAACAAAGATGTAGCCAGCTTCCGTAACATTACACTTACAGGAGAACTGGATGCGGGATCTCTTGACATTTCAGGTGACGCTGACATTGACGGTACGTTGGAAACTGACGCACTTTCTATTAATGGCACAGCGGTTACGGCTACGGCAGCGGAACTCAACATCCTAGATGGTGTCACAAGCACGGCTGCTGAACTAAATATACTTGATGGTGTAACATCTACTACTGCTGAACTTAACATACTGGATGGCGTAACGTCCACAGCGGCAGAACTAAACATCTTAGACGGTAAAGCATTCCTTGATGAAGATGATATGTCTTCCAACAGTGCTACAGGTATTGCTTCTCAACAGTCTATTAAGGCGTATGTAGATGCACAGATTACTGCTGAAGACTTAGACTTCCAAGCAGATTCTGGTGGCGCACTGAGCATAGACCTAGACTCAGAGACTCTTACATTTACTGGTGGTACTGGTATTGACACCAGTGGCTCTGGTAACGCTGTGACCTTTGCTATTGATAGTACAGTAGCAACGCTTACTGGCTCACAGACTCTTACGAATAAGACGCTGACAAGCCCTGACATCAACACGCCTGATATAGATGGTGGCACTATTGACGGAACGACCATAGGCGCATCTACGGCTGCGGCGGGTACGTTTACAACGTTCACAAGCAACGGCATTGACGATAACGCAGATGCCATAGCTATCACCATCGACAGTTCGGAAAAAGTAAGCATTGGAGCGGCGGTAGGCACTGAGAAACTGAACGTCAGTGACTCAGTGACTGTAAGCGGATACATTTACCCCACAACTGACAACGGCTGGTCGTTGGGTCTTTCAACAAATCGCTGGGGTTCTGTTTTTGCGCAGACCGCAGATTTTGAAAACAGCGTGGGCATCGGGACTAGCAGCCCAAGCAGCTACTACGCTAAAGAACTAGTTGTATCTGCTGCCGATGAAGGCGGGGTGACGATTGTTGGCGGCACTGGGCAGCAAAACTATTTGATGTTTGCAGACGGAACCTCTGGCGGTGAAAGATTCAGAGGTTACCTTGGCTACGACCACGACGGCGACATTATGCAACTAACGTCTGGCGGTATCATCAAGTTTCTTTCAAATGATACTACCGAAGCCATGCGCATAAGCGGCGGCAACGTGGGCATCGGTGTTAGCAACCCTAGCAGCTACACGGCAGGGGCGAATGACCTTGTTGTTGGCGGGTCTGGTTCGCAGGGTATTACAATCGCGTCTGGCACCAGCAGCACTGGCAATCTTTTCTTTGCTGATTCGACAAGCGGCAATGCAGCCTACAGGGGGTATGTCCAGTATCAACATAACGGTGACAAGTTAGTTTTTGGCGCAGCTTCAGATGACAGAGTGTTTATTGACAGCAATGGTGTGGGCATCGGGGTTACCCCAAGCGCAAAACTTGATGTTGGCGGAAACATAACCCTGAACGGTGCTGCTGGCACATCTCCAATCTTTGAGATGATTAATAACGACAACGAAGACACCGATACAGGCCGTGAAACATCAATTAGATTCTCAGGTCACAGGTCAGGCGGTGAAGATGTCATCAACGCTCAAATCTCAGCGCATCACGATGGCTCTGCTGACGATGAAAAAGGCATGCTGTTCTTCTATACCAATAACGGCAGCGGTCTGAATCTAGCGCAGAAAATCGACAGCAGCGGCGTTATTACTCAAACATTTGCAGTTTCTTCGGAAACTGTGATGAAGGTGTTTAATAACAATACGTCGTCTGGCGCTAAATATGTTGTTAGCTTTAGGCAAAACGGTTCACAAGTTGGTGCCATTGAGGTTGGCACAAGCTCCACCTCCTACCTAACGTCCTCAGATTATCGCCTTAAAGAAGATGTGCAGCCCATGTCAGGTGCTACAGCGCGACTAAAAGCGTTAAAGCCTGTCAATTTTGCATGGGCAGCTGACGGTTCAAGAGTAGATGGTTTCTTGGCACATGAAGCACAAGAGGTTGTACCTGAAGCGGTCAGCGGCTCTAAAGACGGTATGCAGACTGAGGAATACGAGGTGTCTCCCGCTGAATACGATGAGGAAGGCAACGTTGTCGCGGACGCTGTTATGGGTGAGCGTGAAGTGCCCAATTATCAAGGCATCGACCAGAGCAAGCTAGTACCACTTTTGGTAGCAACCATTCAAGAACTTGAAGCACGAATAACACAACTGGAGAACAACTAATGGCAGCAACATGGACAGTATCAAGCATGGAAAGAACCCTAACTGACGGAGCCTTGAGCGACGTTGTCACGACCCTCCACTGGCAATGTACCGACTCAGATGGTGAGCATCATGGCAGATGCTACGGCACTGTAGGGCTATCAGCGCCAGATGCGGACAGCTTCACTGCTTACGCAGACATAAGCGAAGCAGATGCTATTGCATGGGCTAAAGCAGCCATTGGTGAAGAACAGGTCGAAGCATACGAAGCATCAGTGGCTAGTCAGATTGAACGTAAAAAGAACCCAGTAAGTGGCACAGGAGTACCGTGGTAATGGAATATATATTTGACGTATTCAACGTACTCACCGCTGCTGTAGCCTTAGCGTCAGCAATAGCTGCCTTAACACCTACGCCACAGGATGACGTATGGGTTGCAAAGGCATACAAGCTGCTGGACATAATTGCACTTAACATTGGCAAAGCTAAGCAATAGGTGAAAACAAGTATGACTGTCAATACTGAGATGGATTTAGCTTTAGAAGCATTGGAACGTATAGCTCAACATGAGAGAGAATGTGGTGAGCGATGGGCTGAAGCTGTAATAGAGCTAAGGGAATTGAAGAAAGTGGCTGACAGTCATGCAGCCAGATGGGAAAAGCTGGCATGGCTTGTTGTTACTGTAGTAGTTACAACAGCAGCAACAGTAATAACAAGTATAGTGATATAGAGAGATAACGATGGACATATCATCAAGATTAACTGACGCTCAATTTGACCAAACTAGCCCCGGCGCAGCAGAAGCGTATATGAATGCAGTATCTGGCGGCG